GTTGCCATTTGGTACTCCTTGGGGTTGGGTTGCTACTACTGTTTGGTGCAGTATCTTAGCGTTCTCAATCGCTATTTGCGCCTCACGTTGCATCTCGGCGATCTTGATCTGGGTATCGCTGCGCAACTGCTCGCGCTGCATGTCGGCCTGGATCTGCGCCATCTCGCGTTGCATGTCGGCCTGGGCCTTGGCCTGTTCGCGCTGCATTTCAATCTGCATCTGAGCCTGGGCCCGCTGGACGTCGGCCTGGGCCTTGGCCTGTTCAAGCTGGCCCTTGTTCTGCGTGTCGGCCTGATCGCGTTGCATGTCCGACTGCAGCTTGGCCTGGGCGAGTTGCATGTCCTGCTGGTCCTTGGCCTCCTTGCGCTTGGTCTCGGCCATCGAGGTGTCCTTGACCACCTGGGCGTCGGGCGGCAGGACCGCGGCGGGCGCGTACTGCTGGGCGACCTGCTGGAGCTGCTGGATCTGCGGCAGGATCTGCGAGAAGACCTCCTTGCTGTCGAGCGCGACGTGCTGCCCAACGCTCGCGTAGAGCTGGTCGATGATCGCGGTCAGCTTGGGGTTGTCGTAGTTCGCCACCGGCTTGCCGCCGCGCAGGTTCGCCACGTAGCCATTCATGCGGTTCAGGTACCAGAGCGTCATGTGCTGCTTGATGTGCTCGATCGCGTTGTGCGTGAACTGCGGTGCGATGAACGGGTTCGATCCGAACGACGGGTCCAGGCCGAACATCAGGTGGCCCTGGATGTGGGAGATGTGGTCCTGCTGCAGGTAGGCGTACGCCGGCTGGCCGATCGACATGGCCGCGTTCTCGTCCGCCAGGGTGCGCTGCTCCGGTGCCGGCACGTTGCGCAAGAGCTCGCTGACGTTGGGGATCTTGAGCTGCTTGAGGAACCGCTCCTCCACCGCCTTCGCGTCGTACAGGTCCGGGTTCTTGTCCGACCGCTGCAGCACCGACTGCATCTGCGCCATGCGCTGCGTCTCGCTGAAGATGTGCGGATCGCTGACGGGGATGACGTCGGTGTTGCGGTTGAAGTCGTCGCGCTGGATGTTCATGTCCTCAACGATGTCGCCCTTGCGCATCTCGTCGAAGTGCCACCGGTTCAGCCGGCACAGGATCTTGATCAGCCGCTCCTGCGACTTGTGCAGACGGGCGTGGATGGCGGAGTAGACCGCCGCGCCCTGCTCGATCAGCGCCTGGGTGGTGCCCACCGGCGCGTTGGACGTGACGTCAGCGATCTTCTCCTCGCTGGTGGTCACCACCCCTTTGGCGGCGGTACTGAGCCAGCCCAGGAGCTGGAAGAGCACCGGTGACGGCGGGTTGAACGGCATGGGCATCGCGATCTTGCGGATGTCGTCCACGCCCGGCGCGCCCTCAATCTCGGCGACCTGGGTGACTTCGACCTGCTGGGTCTGGCCCGAGAGCTTGGCGCCCTTGAGCTTGAGCATCGTCGCGGCGTTGTTGATGTGCGCCGAGTCGAGCAGCGCGCGCAGGGCGCCGGTGAGCGCCGCCGACAGCCCGCCGATCAAGTGGGGCAGGCCGATCGCGAACGCACCACGCCAGGGGATGAACTTGAACTCGACGATCCAGTCGAGCTTGGTCATCGTGTCGTCGCCGTCCTCCCAGTTGCGGTACAGGCCGATCACCTTGCTGGACTGCTCGTCCACCATCATGATGTACGGGGCCATCTCACCGTCGCTGTGCTTGTCGTCGTCGAATTCGAGGTAGGTGTAGATGTGGAAGACCTTGCGCAGGCCGTCCTCGTTGTCCTGGAACGCCTTGCCCTCAATCTTGTCGTTGGCCTTCTGCGCCTTGGTCTGCTCGGGCTCGATGGACGACGTGAACGAGAACCCGTCGATGTACATGCCGTTGCTGACGCGCCGCTTGTACTCCCACTCGGTGATCTCGTGGACCTCGGCAGCGCGCTGCGCCGCGTAGAAGTTGGACGCGGCGAACGGCAGGATGATCCGGTCGATTGGCAGGAACTCGATTGTTGGGCGCTTCTGTTGCTCGTCGTACCAAACCTTGATGTACTGCGAGCCGCCCAGCGGGAGCTGGGTGAGCATCTGCTCTTGCTCGTCCCGGAACTCCTCGATCTGCTCGGTGATCTGCCAGTTCAGGAAGTCCCGCTTGCGCTCGGCGCGCTGCTGCTTCAGGTCATCGACCTCGCCGATGATCTTGGTTCTGACAGGGCCGTCAGGCGGAAACATCTCCTTGATAGCGCGTGATGCAAAGTCCACGCAGCCCTCGGCCATGATCGGGTGCACCGCGCGGCTGGCGCCCATGAAGTTGGCACCACCGGGTGCGTCCTTGCCCAGGCCAGTACGCCGAATTCCCTCCTCGTACTGCTTGTCCCGGTCCTCCCGCGCATTCTTGTCCTTCTCCAGCAAGTCGATGTAACGCATGGCGAGCCGGTCAAGCTCGTAGGTCTCCATCGTCTCGGCCATGTTGGCGTAGAAGTCGCGCGACTCCTCGGGGCCGACTGTCTCCATGGTGACAACAGCCGAGCCGTCCGGCATTTCCATTATGTCGGCGGTATCGTCCGGCAGGTCTACGTCCACCGACCCGTCGTCATTCTCGTCCAGGTCTTCGTCGCGGGTATCTCTGTTCATACTATGCCTTCGAGTTTGAGCGTCGTGCACTCAGGGCCTGCCGCATTTGCTCGGTCGATGGCGGGAGTGTAACTCCGCCACCATGTGAGTAAGTTTCGCGTTTGCCGTACTTTGGTTTCTTTGCCAGTACCAGCGGGCCGATTTGCACAACGTGTTCGGAGTGGGTCACCGGTTGCAGGGTCTTGCGGTCGTAGAAGAACCCGTGCCGGCGGGGGTCCATACCCACCTGGGCCCAGTCGGGGTGGTGCAGGTGCTCCTGCATGAGCTTGACGGCGTCGTTTTCGCTTATGGGGTGTAATTCGCCTTTGATGCGCGCAAACGGTGACTTATCCTGTTCACCGGTGGCAACTCTTTCCGCTTTTTCTGGCTTGGGGTCAAACACGGCATTCTTGACCGACGACACCGGCCCGTAGGACGTGTTGAACTTGTCGCCTTCCTTGCCCTCTTCGTCGTGGATTGAGTTGACCCAAACCCCGTGGCGCTCGTAGGCCGGGATGTCCAGGCGCAGGCCAACCTTGCGGCCCGCAGGCCACTGTTCTGCGCCGCGCCAGTGTGGCTTCTGGGTATCTTTCAGCGCGCGCGCCGCGTCTTCGTTGCTGGCCGGTTGCGGCACGAAGTCGTAGGGCTTGACCGGCTTGTGCTTCAACACGATGCGGTCGTACTCGGCGTGGTCGATTACCCCCGCGTGCAGCGCCTTCACTGCGGTTTCCATCTCGGGGATCTTGCGCTGCAGGGTCTCGTCCTTCACCGTGGGCCTGACCTCGACCTTGCGCTTGACACCACCACCATCGGCCATCTTGCGCATTGGCCCGAGTGCCGCCAACGCCTGCCCCTGCGGCGTCATCGACAGGATGTTGCTGCCGCTGGGCTTCTGCTTGGGCGGCGGGATGTTCGGCGGCTCCAGGCCGGCAGGCTTGCCGGTGGGCATCCCTGGCTGGTTCCTGGGCAGCGGCGGTGGCATACCCGGCATGCCCGGGCCAGGGCCGCCTGGGGGCATTCCAGGGCCGCCTGGAGGCATTCCTGGCGGCATCCCCGGCATCCCCGGCATTCCTGGCGGCATCCCAGGCATGGCGGGGCCACCAGGGCCGGCAGGCGCGGCCTGCGTGAGCTGATGCCCTGGCATCTCCGGCTGGAAGTCAACACCACCGGCAGGCAGGTCGATGCCCTTGCCCGGACCCGGCGAGATGTACTGCTTGACCTTCATGTCCGGCGCCTCGTCCGCGCCGATGTTCCTGACGTTAGGCGCCTTCTTGCCCAGCGTGGTGTGCGCCAGCATCTCGTCCATGGAGACTGAGCCGCCCTTGGCACGGCCCAGGATTGCTTTGCGTTTGGCAAGATACAGCGGCATGATCTTGTCGACCCATTCTTGGTCATACTTCTGGATAGGCATGCTCATGGAAAACGATCGGGGATCCGCCGCTGTGCTCATGTTCAACTCCCTACGCTTGGCTTCCCATTCCGGGAACATCTCTCCCCGGGACATGGGCACCTCAAACCGCCCCGTATGCTTGCCTGCGCTCTCCGCGCTGTAATCCTCGTGGGGCATCGTTGCTTTTCGGATGATGCGCCCCGTTGGTTCATATTCCCCAATTGCCATCCCCATTGAGTGAACGGGTAGGTTCAGTTGTTCTGGATCCGATATTGCGACGCGCGCATGGCCGACGCTGGGCATGCCAGCGTTCTGGTATGGCGCCGAGTCCATCAGTTTTACGAACGCCTTGCGCATCCCAGGCGCGCGCCTAGTGTCAGCCATGAGCTGTTCGTGCAACTCTGCGGGGTTTTCAACACCAGCAAATTCCGGGTATCTCTTGCGCATGCCCTCGTTAAAAGCATTGCCAACGTCCGGGTGCGGTGGGTTGTTTTGAAGTTGCCCCACCAGCGTCTTGCTCAAGGGTTTGCCAAAGTCAACACCGGTTGGTGTCATAGACGCATGTAGGCCATAGACCTTATCCACACCCGGCATGCCAATGGCAGTTTTTACCAGCTTGCTCTGCCGCGTAATGACACCGGGGGCAGATGACCAGATAGAACTCTCGCCCGGGGGTTTGATCTTGCGCATGTGGTGCGCGCCTGCCTGCATCCGTACTGGTGTAGGTAATTCCTCATCGCCAACGTGCGTCAACAACCCCAGACGGGCCATATCGCCGATCAGCGGAATGCCAGCGCCGCCTTGCAAGTTCTCAGGTGTGATGAACTTCTCTGGCGACACGGGCTGGCTCGGATCCGCCCGCTCTTTGTAGCCCAGGGTCCCGATAGGCGCGCGCAGCTTGACTGCGCTGACAGGGTGGCTGATGCCCAGGTTCACGTTCTCCGCGGCGGAGAGCTTCTCGCCGCTCCTCCACTTGTCCATGATCCGCTGGTACTCGGGATCGCTCTGCGGCAGCAGCACGGCCTTGGGTTGCTTCGTGCCGCCGGCCAAGTGCTTGACCATCAGGGCGTGGCGCATCTGCTCAACGTCACCACCATCGGCGTACCCGCGCATGGCCTTGATCAGGTCCTCGTGCGTGGTCTTGGTGCCGCCGCGCTGGTCCCACACGTCGTGGTGGATCAGGTGCTGGGCGTAGGGCGCGAGCTCTTTGGGGATCTTGTACCCCAGGGCGTCCTGGCGCGCGATCAGCCGGTCCACCGCCTCCTGGCCGCCCAGGCCCTTGCCGCGCGACATCATGCCCTCGGGCGTCTTGGTCGGGTGCGACAGCGAGTGCAAGTTGAGCTGGCGAGCGTCCAGTGTGGGCAAGTCACCACGGCCCAGCAGCGAGCCGATGAACCCCGACTTGGCGCCAGCGATGCCCCGGATGTTGCCGGCGAACTTGCGGTAGTCATCCTTGCCGCCGGTCACGGCGTAGTTGGCGCTTGCCACTCGCTGCGGCAACGTCTTCGTTGCGTACTGCATGGCCTCCACTTGGGCGTTCTGCTTGCCGAACGGCGCGAACTTCGCGCGCAGGTCTTCCATTGCCTCGGGGTGGTCCTCGCCGCGCATCGAGGCATCGAGGTACTTCTGCCCCATGGGTGAGCCCAGCCACTCAGCAAACGCGCCTTCAGGCCGCACCTCGCCGCCCGTCTTGGGCAGTTTCATGCCGCGACTGGTAGCCATCGAGTGCGACAGCCCGCCGCGCCCGATGCTGCTCTGCGTGATCGTGTACGCCTTGACCAGATCGCGCGGCGTGAGCTCCCCGGCCTGCGCCTTGGCGTTCATCTCGCGCATGTAGTCGGCGTAGGGCGTGACGTGCTCGGGCAGCTCGCGCCGGGCTGACAGCTCCTGGCGGATGCGCTCCATCGGGTGCCACTTCCAGTCGTCGATCTTGCTGGTCTTGGGGTCCTGGTACGGAGGCTGCTGGCCCTCTTTGAGCTTGACGGGTTTCACAGCGCCTCCTTGGGCCTTGGTGATGTCTGGGTTCGTCGTGTCGTACGTGCCACGGTTGCCGATTGCCGACTTGATCTGGTGCGGGTGGAACACGTTCACCTGATTGATGTTGCCTTCCGTATCCCGCAATATCGCCGCGTCATGCCCGAGCGCCTTCAGTCTCTCGACGTGCTCGCTCGTCATCGGCACCAGCGGGTCGCGGTCGAAGTAGTACGGGTTCTTGATCTGGGCGTGCACCGGCATAACGTTGGTGCCGGTGGCGTCGCCCTTGATCCTGCCCTGAAAGTTTGCGTACGCGCCCGCCTTACCTGGGTGCGGCGTCAGGTACACGCCCGGGCCGAGCAGGCCCTTGGCGCCCGGCTTGAACTCGGGGATGTCGTTGAGCGACCCGTGGTACAGCACGTCCTTGACCTTGCTGGGCTTTAGGAACGCCTGCCGGCCCTTCTCGCGCATCTCTGCGCTCATCTGCCCGACGCTGGGTGCCTTAGCCATGGTGGTGTCCTACCGCTTGATTTGCGCCAGTCCGCCTTGCGCGTACCGGGTCACTTCTGTGGGCTTGAACACCGCCGCTGTCGGCATGCCCAAGTTTTTATTGAGCACGCCGCTGTACCCGTACTCGTGCGCCAGTCGTTCAAGATCGGTGAAGGCTTCCTGCGGGTAGGCCACGCCTGGGTTGTACTTGGCGGTCACCGGGTTGACGTTGTGCTCGATCGCCAGCCGGTGCAGTTTCTCGGGGTCCGCCGCCACGTCGTACAGGTTCGGTACCGTGGCGCGATACCGATTGGCGCCCAGGCCCATCTCACCACGCTCCGGCCTGCCCGCGTAGAAGTACGTCCGATCGCGTTGCGCCGCAGGGTTTTCCAACCGTGAAGCATCCGCGCCCTTGATGCCGGTGCCGTACCGCGTCGGGTCTGTCTGGGTCAGCGCCGGGTCAGGGCTGAAGTGCGTCAGCTCGGCTTCAACCCCGTGGGCCGGCTTGATGATCTCGCGCAGGTACGCCGGCACGCCGCCCTTGTAGTCCCCCCTCAAGAACTCTGGCGGCAGCAAGGACGCCTTGTTGGGCGCGTACTGAAACCCGCCCAGCAGCTCGCGCTTGTGCGCCAGGAACTTCTCGGCCTCCTCGTGGTGCCCTCGCCGCATGGCCTCGTGCGCGGCCTCGGTGGCCTTGCGCACGCCTTGCTTAAACTCGGCGTTGAGCGGGCTGTAGTTCACCACGCTATTCGCGCCCCGGGTCTCTGGGGTCATTGCCATGTTTGCCAGCGGGCTGTACATGGCCGAATGCGCCGCCCAGGCGCCCTCTTCGCCCTTGGGGCCAAACTCGTACCCGTGCACCGCGTGCCCGTAGAAGTCGTGCACTGCCCGAAACAACTCGGTGCTGGTGAGCCCCGTCTCGGGATCCACTTCCGACATCTTGTCGTGCGGGTCGCCGCCCTGGAACACCGACAGGTGGCGGTTGTTGTGCACGTCGTGCAGCATCTCCTTGCTGGTGCGGTAATCGCCCTCGCCTGCCCGGTGGAAGCTCATGTTCACCGGCAACGAGTTAAACTGCAGTTTGGTCTCGTGCTTAAGTTGCTCGTACGCCCTCGTGAGCAGGTCGTCGTAGTCCCGAGCATCACCCACCACCTCGGGCATCTTGCGCCGGTATGCCTCGAACACCGCCTCCTTGTAGGCCGGGTCCTCGGAATTCGCTAGCGTTTGAATGCGCCCGATCGGCCCCTGCTTCTGCAGCGAGCTCTCGGTGTTGGGCATCGGCGCGTAGGGTTTGCCCAGGAACTGCCGGCTGTACTGATCCGCCGCCTCATGCGCGACGTTGTTCTTGCTGCGAATCAGCTCTCGGATCTCTTCGCCCGAAAGTGGTTTCGGAGCTGCGCGTTGTGCAGATCCGCGTGCATTGTCGGGATCCGCCCCACCTTCTTCTCGTAGGCTTTGTAGTCGCGCTCCAGTGCCTTCAACAGCTCGCGGGCGGACGCGGTAGAAAGGGCCTTCTTGGCTTGTGGCATAGCGTGAATCCTTCATGGTGTTGACCTCACTGGTCGTACGGGTTGCCCCGCCGCTTGTTGCTCGTCTTGTCGGCGTCCGCGTAGTCGTCCTCGTCCAGCCAGTCCTTGGGGTAGTCGATCGTCAGCCAGCCGGCGTCGCGCAGGTAGCGCAGGCCCTGGCTCATTGCGTCCACGAAGTCGTCGTGCGCCGTGCCCTCGGGAAAGCTGCAGATCTGGCTGATCATGCCCTCGGCCCAGTCACGCACGAACCCGCGCTTGTTGCTGCTCTCGGGCACCCAGACACGCCCGGCCTTAATGATGTTCGACACGATCGACAGGCGCTGGATCTTGTCGGCCCGGCCCGGATTGTAGGCTTGCACGGGCACGCCGGCGCGCTGCAGGTCCTGGATCAAGCTGATGCCGGCGCTCTTGTCCTCCACCAGCAGCAGGTCGACGCGCTTCTTGTTCTTGCCCTCACCGTACACCGTCTCGTACTCGTCGAGCACCTTGGGGCGCAGGTCCGGGTACTGCAAGTGCTCCTGCCAGCAGTCGACCACCAGCGCGCACATGCTGCCGTCCTCGGGCTTGAAGATCCCGATCGTGATGTGCGCCGTCGGGTCGTTGATCGTCTTCTCGCTCGTCGCGCAGTCCAGGCTCTGCAGCACGAACTCGAACTTGGGCAGGGGCTTGGCCGCCGGCCAGAGCTTGAACCAGTCCCGCTTGACGATGCCGCCCTCTTCCGGGTCGATGATCTCGGCGTGGATCTCCTGACGGCCCAGCTTCGTGCCCTCGTACTGCAGGATCTGCTTCTGGAACGATGGCGCGAGGTTCTTGATGTTGGCGTAGGTCGACGCGCGCGTGACCGCCACGTCGTCGCCGTCTCGGTCGATCAGCGCCATCACCACGTCCTTGGGCTTGGGCGTGGTCGACGCGATCAGCTTGGTGTGGGTGCCCAGGCGGATGCCGAACTGGATCATGTCCCAGGACTCCTGCAGGTACTCCCAGGCCGCGAGCTCGTCGAGCCAGCCGCCGTGGAACTGCGGACCCCGGAACCGCTCGGGCTCCGATGCCGGTATGCCCTTGATCAGCGTGCCGTTGGTCAGCGTGAGCTCGTGCAGCGTGCTGTTGTACTTCGCCACCAGCACCGGCGGGATGACCGCCAGCAAGCCGCTGTCGCCCTCGTAGCAGGTGCTGCGCAGGTCGGAGCTGGTGGGCGCCGACACCAGCCAGCGGGTGTTGGGTTGCTCCCAG